TTTCATTCAAATATAGTTTAGGGAAACTAGTTCCAGTGCTTCTATCAACTCCATTAGTTGAAGTGTCAAGTTTTACATGATAAAAATCCAAATCAAGGGGATTTGAAACTGTAACATTACTCAGAGCGTGCTCTTTATTGATTCTTCTTAAAGAAACTCCAGACAACTCATACTTGCGGATTTCCGTTCCAACCGCATAAGTGTATGATAAAGTATCATCAATATTTCTAGTGATTCCAGTTAACTGATTATTCACTACATTTTGATATGAAACAATTTCATCTCCAATGATTGCATATCCTGGATTTGTTGATCCAACCCCAACACCTTCAAATACTCCAAAGTCATTAGTTCCATCTATAGAAATAGCAATAGTAGAAGACTTTTCATATGCTGCAGTTAGTCTTGCAGGTGCTGTGTCTGGAAGAATGTCAGATAATATGACAGAACCATGAGTTGTACACATTCCATGATTTCTGTGATTGACTTTGATGTGCAAACCATCAGAAGATACTGAAATAGAACTTGCTGCTATTCCAGTAGCAATAGTTATGACACCACTTAAGTTAGTATATTGTATTGTATTACCAGCACCGATAGAAAACTCTCCTTGAACTCTATCAAGAATCAAAGTGTTATTTCCATAAGTATTTGCAACAGTAAGTTGCATATTTCTACCAATGGTTGATCCAGTTAAAGATTCAACAGTTAGTACATCACCAACGACATATCCACTGCCTCCATTAACGATCGTTGCTGCCACAGCAACTCCATTTGTAACTGTAATATCTGCCGTAGCACTTTCACCATCTCCAGTGAGGGAAACTAAGGTTACTCCATTATGAACTGCTGAACCACTGATAGTGGAATATCCAATACCAGGATTTGTAAGAGTGAGATCACCAGTTGCAGATCCTGCAAATCCTACTAAAGTTGCTGTCGCATTTGTGGTAGATTGACTTATTGTTAATCCAACCTGCAAATCAGAATCATATAATCCAGAAACAGTTGTTCCTAAACCAACTCTAATTTTTCTAGAGTTTGTAATGAGTGGATCTTTAATCAGAGTAGCAACTTCCTCATTTCCTTCACTTAACTCTGGATTATAGAAGTTAATATTTCCATTATTTGCAAACTCTGCTCTGCGAAGAGTAAACTTCAAATCTTCGTATTGACTTGGGAACCAGGTTGATCCATTTTGTGCTTTAAATAGATTTCCTGACAAAGGACTTTGTGTGACAAATACTTCTCTTGCTTCTTCACCAGAACTCAGTGATATATCAACTTCTCCGAGTCTAGAAGTCCAGACCCTATAGTTATTTGAGTTTGATAATACGCATATTGAATGAAACTCTTGCCCAGAAAGATAAACTGGAGCAGGGAAAGTAACTTTAGTTGCAATACTTGCATCAGTAGAAGTATTAATTTGTCCTGGCTCAAGAATCACTTCTCCAAAAGGGTATACCTCTTTAGAGGGTAACCCCTGAGACATCGGTCTCAGTTGAATAGTTACTGGTAGAGTAGTGTCTTTTGCAGAAAAATATAAGTCAATAGAAGTTACAAAAATACCACTATCTGGTTCTACATAAAAAGACTGGGCTAAAGGATCTATAAGTTTCATTTCTTAGATATCACTGGGTAGTTTCGGTCTATCTAACTTATTTAGTAACTACCGTTAGATGTAGATCCAAGTGTTTGTGATACATCTGGAGTAGCAACAAATGTTGTGCTAACTTCAACTGTAGCAGTGGTAGTTGGGGTCAAACTTGTAGATGTTGTTGTTGGTGACGTTGTAACGCTAAAGAACTCAGTTGCAACATCAGATGCACCAGGAGCAACCGAAGATGGTGCAGTTGGTGATGCAGTTGGAACAATGGATCCAATAGAAGTAGTGGTTCCCTGAATACCAGATACAAACTGACTTGTTTGAGCACCAGTTACTCCTTGAGTTCCTTGTAATCCAGCTGATGGAGTTGTTGTTCCAGAAGCGAGTGGGATTGCAGATGGACTACCATTTCCAAGAGTTGTTGAAGAAACAACTGAAGAGTTACCGCTCTTTCTAACAACAAAATCAACAAGATTTTGAGTTTCTGTTCTAACAGGTCTTATAGATGTAAGATTTTCTTGAGTGTTATTCAAGAGACCAACAGAATAGAACTTTTCTTCTGCACTTGTGAGAGGAACTCCAGAAGTTTGAGAAAGAACTCTACTGCTGGTAAGTTTAAATGTTTTTACTCCACTTTCAAAAGCGGGATTAGAAGTCACGCTAGGATCTGGAATAAACAGTGATCCAATCACAGCACCTTTTTGATCTGTAAGTAGTTTTACATCAGTAACAACTGCTTCAGCACCACTTGTTTGACCTCTAAGGATCATATTCGTAGTTACCCACCCATAGAAGGATCCTTGTGTTTGTTGGGAAAGACTAAATGTGTCTATGTTTAATATGGTAGAAGTTGCTGAATATGCAGCAGGGATGACAGATTCTCTGGAGTATGGATTTGCTCCAAAGATTTGTGTTGGTGCATTATATGGGCCAAACTTATGATTCTGTTGAGCAACTCTAAACTTAATAGAAGGAATATTTACATCAAATTTACTTCCAAACAACCCAACTACAGTTTCACCAACTTGGAAAGATCCAGAAATCATTTCGATTTCAAGAAGTTTTGGAACAATATATTTTTGAATACCTTGTCCTTCAAAAACACCATACACTCTGGTAAATGGTTTCATTCTTCTAGCAACGAACTCAATGTTTCTGGAGCGCAAATATGGAACAATCTGAGAACTTGCATTATCACCAAATAGATTCTTTAAGATTCTACGTGCGTTTTGAACAGAAGTTGTGCCAGTTTTATTGTATGTTTGAATATAATCATTCACCACATCATAGTTTTGTAAAACGCTTGCAGAATAACCATCATCTAATCCAGACCAGAAAGTGTCCCAAGATCCCCAAACTACTGGATTAAATCCTGTTTGCTTGTCCTTATCAGTTACTCCAAGTTGCTCTGGAGATTCAGTGTAGTTGCTTAAATACTCATTATTTCTAGCATTTACAGTAGTTTGATCAACCCAAACATCAGAAGATGGAGTCAACTCAATACTACCACCATAGTAAGAAGTACGAAGTGGAGAAACTTTTTCTTGTCTTGTAGCGTATGGTTGCTCAATTTCAGCAACTTCTGTATAGTCAAGTGTTACTAATCTTCCAGTCTTTTTAACTCCAGTTCCAAGTAAATCTGAAACGAACTCAGTATCTACAAATGGATCTGCTGGTCCATTAATACCAATAGTTGAAGTACTTCCAAGTAAAAGATCAATCTCTGTTGTATAAGGAGATGGTCTAAGTTCACTATTTACAATATCGATGCTATTTTTAACAATGGTTTCTTTTCTCTGTGCTTTAGTTGATGAGAAATCGTCAACAAAGAAACCAGACTTAAATCTGATGAGACCATTTCTATCTTTGATTGGGAGATTTGCAGTATCAACTTCAAGAAGAGATAATGCAGTGAAGAGTTCGAGATTACTGAGTCTCTTATCAAGTTTATTAATATCTGACATTCTATATCTCTTGTATTCAAAGAGATCGATGTCAACGTCATCAATATTGTACAGATAAGCTGGTAAAGTTGCTCTTGCTACTTCGATAGCGTTATCAATAGCATTAGGTAACTGTGGATTATCTGCAGGTGTTCCAAGATTAAGTTGGAAAACTCCACCTTTAGTTAAGAACAATCTATCAACTCTAGGCAGATAATATGAGTAACCAACTCTAATCTGTTCATCTGGAGCAAGAATATTTGGAACAGAATTTCCTGTTGCGTTTACTGATCTACCTCTAAACTCAAATGGAGACAAATCACCAGTTGTGACTACACCAACAGCAGTAACTCTTGGTCTAATATCAAGAATATCTGCATTGGAAATGCCATTTATTCTTGGAATATTGCCATATTCAAAATCACTATAACTATTTGCAGTAATGATATCTCCAGTGTCAGAAGATGCAAAATCTGCAGTTTCAAAAATGATTTTAAGTTTTCTTGATGGTGCTGCCTTGAGATCTTTTCTTACGATTCTTCCATAGTCATAAATCGTGGATCTTTGTCCATTATCAAGAACATAATTTGAAGTGATGTTATTATCACCTCTACTTACAATCTCAGCTGTTGCAGTTACACCAGTATCTTTGAATCTGAGTGTTTCTCCCTCTTGGAAAAGTTCTTGATTTAAAAGAATATATCCAATTTTTGAGTCAGATATCTTTTCGCAATAGAGACCTACCGCTCCACTTGTCTGACCTTCAAACTCTTCTCCAATGAGAAGATCAGTTGTTTTTGCATTTACTCCACTAATAAGAGTTAAGTTGATGTTTGGAAGGTCTGCATTTTCAACATCATCAGATTCAAAAACGCCCCATAATTTTGTTACATCAGACTTTAATAAACAAATATCTTTATCCTGGACTCTTGTTCCATATGGATATGTCCCATATGTAAGACCATCATTAAATGTAGTCGTTCCAACTCCAGAAGCAGAGTTTGCTGACAGATTTACATTTAAAATATTTACTTTTCTTCTAATCTTTTGTTTAGCGGTAACAACAGATTTAGAAAGTGTTGCGATTAAAGATGCTGTGCCATTGGTATTTGCCAATCCTTCAATCTTTAATGTTGTATTAGTGTTGTTAAATGTAAACTTATCTGCGGTCAACTCCTCAACACTTCCATCATCTCTCATAAAGAGATATCTTTCTTCATCAAATGGTAAGAACGATTCATTAGAACCTGCCTGAATCGTATTAGTTTCATTGTTGGTTACAACAACTGCAAACTTTCTCTTAATGATCAAAGTAGAGTTATCAATATCTACCTTGGAAATGTTTTTCTTTGGTAATACAGTGTATAAAGTATTATCTGTAGATGACTGGAATGAGGAAGAAAGAATCTTAAAATCACTAGGACTAATCGCTGTTCCAGGAAGAGCACCATCACAAATACCAATAACCGTTGTAACACCAACAATAGAGAGTGCGTTTTTGGAAACTCTATCAACTCTAGCAAAAGTTACTGTCGATAAACCAGCGTTAGTAAATGATACTGTGCTGCCAGAAGTAGCGATACCAACAAAGTTAAAGTCGGTGGAAGTTACAGTGCTAACTCCACCAGATGCCGCAGTAATGCTAACAAAACCAACATTTGCTAATACAGACTGCTTTACATCAGCATTAAATGTTCCCGCTGCGCCAACAGTTGCAAAAACAGATTTTACTTGCTCTGTTCCATAAGCAGTTGTCGCTACAGAAATCCTTGTGTTATCAACACCATCAAAAATAAAAGATTCTCCATCTCTAAACTTTCCTCTTACGTTATAAAGAGTAAGAAGTTTGTTGTCAGATACATCATATCTCAAAAATCCAGTTGCACCACTTGACTTTCCTCTAACATGTGTTGGAGTTGAAAGAGTGATTGCCTGATTTAATGTGATTTCTGTATATGTTTGAATATCATATAAAGCGATATCATATTCATTCAAATCTGGAGTTGTTGTATCATATGAACCACTCTCTAAAGCAAAATCATAAACTCTAGCAAGTCCAATCTCTTTTCCAGCAGATGAAATGCCAGAATCTCCTTTACGAGATTCCATCAAATGAACAACAAAATCTGTTCCAACTCCAATAGTTGGTGATCCATAAACTCTATTGAGAGTATATGTAGGACCAGTTACATAACTAATGTTTTGAGCAGATACTGATTTTGTAGTTCTTGGTTTAGGAAAATCTACAAAAGTTGTACTGATAGTTTCTACTGGATAACCTTTTACTACTGCTTTTGTTGGCGATATTTGATATGTTCCTAGATTTTCACTTGGGGTATTGTTATTATACGTCGCTTCTGCAGCGTTAAAAATTCCACCATTTCCTTTTAAATCATTGAGAGTTTCTTTAGAAATAACAGTTGGTTGAGTAATATAGTAATCTCCAGACTCATTATAAGTTCTCTTTGCCAATTCATCATTGAGAACATTATATTCTGGATTTTGAATAACGCTCCTTAAAGTGCCATTTCTGATTTCAAGGAGTTCTACAAAGTTTTCTACGTCATTTTGTCCAATATCAACTTTAACTAAATCTGCTGTTATTTTAAGTCTATCAGCACCAGGTGCAGCGTAGTTTGAAAATCCCTTAGCATTATCTACTAAAGTTTCATCTTCATCTGCATCAATGATCTCTTCTGTGATTTCTAGACCAACTCTATAACTAGAGGTATTGCCATATTGATCAAGTATAAGAGTTTGTTCTGGAACAGTTACAAAATACCCTCTTAAGAAGTAAACTCCTTCATTTAAATAAACAGCAGATCCAACCGAGTTTGCATTTAATGGTATAGTTACCGCAAATCCAGAACCAGGTTGAACAATAACGGATTTTCCTGCAGCAATCTCATTAGCACCAAAAAGACCCTCTTCGATGAGGAGAACTTCATCATCAGCAAATGATTGATAACTACCAGTAAGATAATCTGAATCCAGGAAGTTTACATAAAGTGTGTTATTTCCTCTCTCAGAATCACTTGAACTTAAAACAGCAACAACAGAGGCACGAACTCCAGTGTTCTCTCCTCTAATCGTTTTACCTACAAGCGCATTGAGATATGCTAAAACATTAATACCGAGATATTCTGACTGTATTTCTACGGCATAATAGTTATCAATGTAGCTTATTTGACCAGGAATAACTACTGATCCTTCCTTAAAAATATGATTACCAAACTGTTCTATCTGATTCTGCAAGATTGACTGTAAGCCAGTCAGTTCTCTCGCCTGAACAGGATACCCAGGCTTAAATAGGACCTTATAGTAGTCCTTGTCTTTATTGAAATCGTCAAAGTATGGCGATACGTTAAGATTGAGTTCCTGTGGCATAATGCGTTAGAATTGCAATACTATTTTTATGTCTTCTCTTTGATTTTGAGATCTTGTAATCGCAGGTCTGTGATCAACATAAAGAATGTTGCCAGTATGTTTTGCAACTTCTGGATTTGCCAATCCACTGGTAAATTCCTGACCTAAGTTGTATGTCTTACTATTTAGTGAGATGGTAGAACCTGTAAAAACAGTGTCTATTCCAACTCCAGAAGAATCTCCTGCTCTAATAATCTGAAGATTACCCCCACTAGAAGGTGTTGCCGTAAACTCTTTTAGATCATATCCATATCTTGGTGTTGTATTTTTAGTAAACTCAAGCAAATCGGATGTGTCTGTGTTAAAACCAACTAGGGTTCTATCTTGCCAATATTTTAATACACCAGTTGTTTTATCATACGAAACAACTCTGGCAACAGCAGTTGAACCTGTACCAATAGTTTGATAGATTACAGAGTCTGCAGGATATGTTGCTGTACTGTATCCAATACCCAATCTAATGGCACCAATAGCACTCGCTTTTGATTTAGTCAAAATCGAAGACGTTCCATAGGCATATGGATTTTCAACTAACCCGATTCTAGAAATCTGATTTCCTGTGATAAAATCAGGATCTTGGGTATCATTTTCAATCCTAGAATATACTAAAACTCTAAACGCACCCAGTTCTCTGTAGATGTCTGCCCCATGACCCCCTTGTGGTGGAACAATAACATCAAAAGATGGAGAAGTTGTTCCTGTAGGTAGACCTCCAGCAACAGTGTCAACTGTCCCATAAGAATATCCCGACCCACCATTTGAAACTGTAATAGACTCAACCTTTGAATCGTTGTTTACAACAATAGTACATTCTGCGCCGTTACCATCTCCACGAATGGGAACCTTAGTATATGTTGTGTTAGCAGTTCCAATACCAACTCCACGATTTGTTATCGTGCAGATTTTAATCTGTCCACTAGTTGCTGCATTTTCTCTTACAGACGCCACATTATTACCACAAGCGTCTGTAGAGGTTTCTGTATCCCAGTCTTTGGGAACAGGCATAAAGTTTATGGTATCAAACTTTGCAATGTCGCTTGGTTTGATTGTATAAAGATATTTCCAAACATAACCATCACCACTAGAACCAGCTGCTCTTGGTTCTAAATCAGTGAATGTTGGTTCATCAAGAGATGGTCTACCATTTGGATTCTCGGGATCAGTTCCATTTTGTAAACAAATATAAACTCTAAAATCAGTGTTTACAACATAATAGTTTGCAGAATAAATGCTTAATGCTTGAGATGGTTTTGATGGATTATCTCTGGTAATATCATGACGATACATGTCATAAGTTGTTCCAGAAGTCCACTCAATTTTTCTTATAACTTGTCTAACATCTCCTGGAACAATCTTCTTGAGGGCAATCATTGTATCCCAATAAGAGTTCTCCTGATCAAAAGCATCTTTTGGAGCAGGAGGAGTTGTGTCCCAATCAGAATACAACTCCGTTGGGTTTGGTAAACCAACAAAGGCATAATATGAGTTTTTATCAGAAGATGCTAATGAAACAAAGTTCTTAGCATTCAAAATCCTCAGTTGATCAGTTATAATGGCAGCCATTTCTTACGGTTTTTTACTTATTTATCAAAGATAGTTAATGGTCTTAAGTGGATTCTTTCTTCTTACGAATGGTGAAGATGAAAGTCCGACATATCCTTCCGTCGAATAACCAACAAAGTTTCTTGTTGAAGATCTTATTGGAATATCAATCTTACCCCAACTATAATCTCCATAGAACCTTCCTTTATAACTTCCTGGATGATATTGAGTCTGAACTCCATTATAATCTTCCACACGAACTGTGATTCTAGAAGGAATTGATTCTCCTACAATCGCTCTTGCCGCATCATTAATAATAAGGGAAGTTCTTGCAATATCATCAATGGTAATGGTTACACCACTTAATATTCTTGCTGTAGAAGTTGTTTCGATTTCTACTGGACTGTCAATAGTTTCAGTGATAGAGAATGTATATGGACTTCCTGTAATAACAGTTCCATCTGGATCATTTGGTCCAACAACTACAGGACTATCAAATATTTCATAGTCAACTGTTACATAACGAGTTTCTTCAATCAAAGTTCCTGCAAGAGAAGAACCATATTCAACATTAGCAACTTGATATATTCCGTCAAAGAATGTTGATCCGTAACTAATAACTGATCCATCATTATATCTAAGTGCGGTAACGCCAAGTCCCAAGTTAGAGTTGTTGATAGCAAAGTAATCACCAACTTCGATAGTTGTTTCACTTATTGCAGCACCAACATAATCTGGATTGCGTAAGAAAGAATCCTCTTCAATGTCAAGATTGAGAACAAGTCCCTTAACACCAGTTGTTGCTGTTCCCACAACTGTTGTAGTAGCAATACCAACAATGATACCAAAGTCTCCTTTATATCCTTTACCAATAAGACTCTCTTTATGAGACTCTGGTTCAGATATCATTACATATGGAACGTTCGTAAACGTATATCCATATCCAGGATTAGTGATGGTGAAACTTGTCACCATGCCATTACTAATATTTGCAACTGCCGTTGCTCTGCCAGTTGTTCCTATGCCTGTTGGTAAAGAAATTGATACATCTGGAGCAGAGATATATCCTGCTCCACCAGCACTAGTGGTTGCTATTCCTGTGATTGGATCTGTTAGAACAATAGAAGAAATTGTTCCAGCAGCAGAAACAATAGCAGTTGCTGCTGCAGCACAAACAGAATCCTGGGAGATTATTTCAAGAGTATTCTTAATCAGATTTGGAGCATTTTCTTTAACACTATCAAAGAAAGTTCTAACACTTTCGACGTAGATTGTTGTGTCACCTACACCAACATCTTGAAGTATCGCAGATGCTGGATTGATAAGTGCCTTATAGATTTCTCTATCTTTTGCAACTTTCTGATCATTGATAATCTTATCTTCGGTTTGTCTGCACCATTGAAGTGCTCTTTCATAGGATAAGTTAGTTGAAATTCCTGGTCCAGGATAAACATTAGTTTCTAATGTATCTGTTGCTGTAATATCAACAACTAATCTTGGATCTTCATCATATACAGGGAAATCATCATAAAGTTCAACTGTGTCGCCAGGTTTAATAGTTTCAAGGATGTCTACAAGAACAACGTCAACATCTTTGGTTCCTCTGTAGAAAATAATCTTTACAGTATCTCCATTGTATGGATCATCAGCGTTGTATCCAAGAGGTGCTTCTGTAAGAGTAAGTGTTGAACCACCATTGAATATATAACCATCACCAGGAACTTGTAAGATATCATTAATAAAGACCAACAGTGATGCTTGAACATCAAGCAAAGAACCAGTTTTGGCACGAATAGAAGTTCTAACTCCATTTAAAAGAAGTGGGAACTCTGTTCTAAATCCATTAAACAAGTTACTTATGTCATCAAATCTTTGGAAGTTACCAAGAGACCATCCACTAAACTCATCTTTATAAGTTTTTTGAACAGTGAGAGTAAACTCTATGTGTCCAATACCACTATCACGAGGAATGCTACCGATGCCACTTCTTGGAATCGTGAGAATATCTCCTTGCCTATAACCAAATCCATAGTTAACAACGTTGAAATCAATGACTGTTGATCCTTGACCAACAATAACATCAACAACAAGACCTGTTCCGACTCCACTATTATTTGGATAATCTTGTGAGTATACCATTGGTATACCCGAATATCCTGCAGGTTTATCAATCGTTATAACTGGTGGATTAGTTGTTGTATATCCAGTACCTGGATTATCTAATCTTGTTGAAATAACATGTCCATCAAAGACATTTGCAACGCCAACTGTTGATGAAGTTCCAGTTACAGGATTATACGCACGAACTAATACTTCAGTCTGATACCACTCTCTATATCCAGCACCAGTGTTTCCAATAGAGATTGCCGTAATAGATCCACCTGCAGAGACTAACGCAGATGCTCCTGCACCAATCAAAGGTTGGTAACCACGGCTTTGTGTAGATCCAATAGCAACAATCAGTCCACCACGAGGAATCTTGTTTGTATTATTATCATACTTAACTCCAAGATCAGTGCCTTGGAAAATTGCTGTTGTGATTCCAGATCCCTCAACTAACTCATAATCACCACCGATTACAACAACATCATCTGCTCTTCTTGGATCTTGATAAATGTCTCTAATCAGTATAATACCATTATCTTCTGCAACGTTAGTAACGTTATTTCCATCAGATTTCAGTACAAACGAAGTTGTAATGCCATTAAATCCTTCAGAAATATCATCAAAGATTGTATTGTAAGTATATGGTTCAAGATCACTTCCCTGCTGAGAAGTTCTTGTAAAGACTCTACCACTAAATGTACTGTGAGTAGTAACTCCAGTCCAATCCCTTTCATCAACTGGTCCACTAGTTGTGCTTAATGGATATGCACCATATGGAGCAGAAGCAAAATGAAGTTGGTTGTCGAGAATGTTATAGTTGCCAACAATCTTAGTAACTTGAGACCCTGCTTGGTGAGTGCCCAATCCAGTTCCCATCCATGGTCTGTTAACAATCAAAACGTTGGTAGTTCCAACTCCAACAGTCGAAACTCTCATAATCTCATCATTAATCTTCAGAAGATCTCCTGCAAAAATAGAGGTGATTCCAGTAAGTGTGATTCTATCAGTCGTTGGTTGAACTGTAGTGACAAGACCAACAGTTACTCCAGTTCCTGCAACTGGAGATTGAATCATATTATCAATAGTAACTAATGCTTTAGTATTTTGCTTTCTAGCATCAAGTCTGTGAATTGTTCCAAATCCAACGGATGTAATATCAAGAACTGATGGTGGAACAGCAAGAGCCTCTGATGCACTTGCTGCAACTTGAATGTTAATTTCATCAACCTTTACGATATAAAGTGTTGATGGAAGTTTATCAGTAGAAACTCCTGCAATAGTCGTAGTCGCAATACCAATAGGAGATGGCTGAGCAAATCTATCTGCTGCAGTATATTGAACTTCTTCGCCAGTTACAAAGAAGTTTTGTGGGATTCTGATCGTATTATCAGTGATGCTTACAATACCTGCAGAAGTTGGATCAAATACTCTTCTGAAGATTGGGCGACTTTGATGAGTTAACTCAAATGCTCTCTTAATATCATTTTCGGTTCCAAAGTATTCAGCAGCACCTGTTTCAATGGTGCCATTGTTCATATCAACCTTTGTAACTCCATTCAGAGGATCAACCAGACGCATTGCATTTTGGAAAACCCTAACTTCCATATCAGCATCTGGATTTGGTTCAAAGGTTACTTGAACTTCATCTCCAGATCTTCTAACTCCAAACTCACCAAGAGTAACCATAGTAACAATCTCACCAAACTCAGTGATATTGTTAAATTCTTCATTGTTTGCAACCATCAACTCGGAAACTTGCGACCAACCATTGGTCAAGTCTTCTACAGTAACAATATAATAACCACCATTATAAACAGTAGCGTCATAAGTAGCGATGGTATTTGCAACAGGAGAATCTGTTGATGCAATAGATGTATAGTGAGAATCAATGATTGCAGCATTGAGAGTTGTAGTTCCAATGCCTGTTGCAGTTGTATCTGCAATAGAAACTCTTAAAATATCAACTGTAGCAGCAACTCCAGGATATGGATGGAAGTTAACTACAATATCTCCAGTTGGTGGGAATGCAACAATACCTGAGTTTGTAAATCCAATATGAGTTATACCAAACTCATCAAATGGGGATCCATCAGAAGTTGGTTGCTCAAGTTGGAATATCGTTGAAGACGTTCTGGCAGCACTTGGAAGAGGAAGTGAATACGTTCTTAACGGTGCAGAAACATCACCTGGACCAATGATTGTTCCAATGCCAATAAATGTTGAGCCACCATCAACACTATAGTTGAGTATGAGTGATTCATTTCTACCAAAAGCGTCCATTGGCTCTTCACCACCATTACTATCATCACCAGCAACGCCAGTTAATACGAATGTATCAAGAGTTTGAGTATCTAATGGTGTAGTAATAGCGATTCTCTTATCTGTTCCTAAACCAGTGTTCCCAGCAACCTTAAGGTGAGGTCCAATAGCAAATCCACCATTATCTCCGATACCAGTACCATTAGGTGCTGTAGCAAATCCTGTTAAGGTTGTGAATAGTGCTGTACTAAGTCCAACATCATAAGAAAGAGTATTTCCAGCACCACAAATGACACTGTAAGTACCAAGACCGACGCTACTAGCATCGTCACGAGAATGTGAAGTTAACTGTGCATATTCAACAGCATCGATATCACCACAAGTCCCATTACCACTATGAATAATAGTAAATTCATCAAACTCGTAACGTTGATCATCAGTTGTAATCTCAATCAAAAGTTTAGATGCTCTATAGGTATTTGCAATAGAAACGATCGGGGTTACTTTACCAGTTTCAATGCCTACAGATGTAGTTCTAACATCAGCAACATTTCCAAGTGCGGTTGCACCAACTCCAGAAATTCCATCTTTTAATCCGTATGCAGTAAAAGTAATATCAAAGTTATTAACCCTAAACTTTTCTGGATAAAAAAGAAGTCTTCCATTTCCATTGAGAACATCAAAGTCAAAATAACCCATGTCCTCAACAGTTTCAACCCGAGCATACTGGTTGAGATAACCAAACTGATTGTCATGAAGAACTGAAACAAAAATGTTTTCTCTAGTTTCCGTAAATCTTCTATCTCTAACAAAGAGAAGATACTTTCTCGCACGGAAACTAGTGAGAGGAAACTCATCAATGACAGAATATCTGGTTGGTCTTGGTCTATCATTAAACTGATCACTAATATCATCAATCATTAAGACTCTATTACCAATAGATTCCAAATAATCTTGAATGTCCCTACTCTTTAAAATAATCTCATTAGAACGAACGTTACCATCAATGAAAATATTATTTTCTGTTGCTAAATCAAAATCATTAACACAGTTAAGATCAATAAGTTGATCAATGTTAGCAATACCTAAGAAGTCTCCATCATTTTGATCTGTAGCAATACCAGTATTGCCGCTGCTATCTGTAGCACCAGCAGAAACCACTTGAAGATCACTAAACTTTTTAAATCCAGCAGTGTGATCAAGAGAACTTACGGGGTTATTCCATTTTTCAATCTCAATTTCGGACTTGATTGAGTATGAGAAGTACTGATAATAATCATTATCATGTAATCTTTGAGTGTCAAGGTTTAAGACACCAGTATCTTTATTGAATCCATTTTGAACAATACTAGTTGCATCAATAACATAAGATGCATCATATGACCTGCTTCTTTCAATAGATGCTACAGAACCACTAGTTAAACCTCTTACCGTATCTCCTACTTCAAAAGAATCATCCGAGGTAACTCTAATATTCAGGTCATCACCTCTAAAGTTCCAACTCTCAACAACACCTTCTTTATTTCCACTAATGACAGTCTCGCCCTCGATGAAAGTGTTCTTCTTAAGGGTAACTGCAAAGATTGGGAAATATTTTTCAGGAATGACTCTACCAGAAGAGTTAGCAGCATCAAATGCTCCTGGAACTCTACCATCAGTCAAATCACCATCAAGACTATAAGTAATAGTTGGATTTGCACCTCCAATATTTGGATCTGTCTCTGTGATTGTGAATAACTTGTATCCATAGTTAACAGAGTTAAATCCTTTACCAGTGCTTCCTACTCCAACACTTACATTTTCCACATAAACTCTATCACCAACTTCAAATGGAAATGCAGTTGCTGTACTATACCCAACGGTTCTCAGAATGATTTGAACGTTTTTCTTACCACTATCATATGTGATAGAACTGATTCCAACTCCATTAGTATTATTAACTGGAATAATGACAGGAGCAGTGTTGTAGATTTCTGTGCTATTCTTGTTAATAGTCACAAAAGAATCGCCAATATTATAACTTAGATCAACATCAACTTCTTTGCCAGTATTACCATCGATAAAGACTAAGTTTGGTGCAATAGCGTAACCGATTCCAGTTGAAGTAATACCAATCTTTTCAATCGATGTAAGTGGTTCAAGTTTTAATATTTGTGGAACACCAACTGATGGTCTCAAAGTAAAATCTGATGGATAATCAAATCCAATATCGTTGATGCAATAATGTTTTACTCTACCAATACTTGATGAAGTCGCTTCTAATATTGCACTTCTTCCCCAAGTTGATGCAATACTTGTGATTGCAGGAAGAAGTTCATATCCCTTTCCACCACTTCTTACAGAAAGTTCTTTAATAGATCCGATTGCTCTTCTTGAGGCAGTGTCATATGACATTACTGCTTCAGGAGTATTATAACTTTCTCTCTCTGGTTTCAGAAGAACATTGTATTGAATAGAAGTTGTTCCTACTCCAGTGATTCTATGATTTCCACTGTAAACGCTTGTCGTAACAATGATTGCATTGTTATTAGGAACGTTTTCATCATCAACTAAAACTTGAAGTTTATCTTCTGGGGTGTTAATAGTGTCAACTGGATCAAGTTTATAATACAAATTCTTTGGAAGATTGTCAGAAACAAGAACTGAAACTTTAGCTCCAGATGTCCCAACAGTTCCAGTTTCAGATACTTCAAAGTTTGAAGATGTTCCGCTTGAGAAAAACTTGTTTTTAAAGTTAGAATCTGTATACAGGTTAAACTCAAATGCAGGATAATCTGTGGATCCTCTTCTATAAGAAAGTGAAGAATCAGATAAGTCAAACTCTACAGTTTGGTTTCTAATCAATGCTACTGGAGGATTGATTGGAGCAAGAGCACCAAATGTATTAGAAATCATGTCAACAACTGTTGGCGATGCCTTAGTTGCATTGTAATAAGTTTCTGCAAGTTGAATGTGGTTGTAATCAAGAACTACAACATAGAAAATAGAGTTATCTGGGATTGCGTCTGCATCAACAATAATGACACCATTTTCAGTCGCTAACAGCGTAAACGGTCTTTCAACTTCTAGTGGTGATGGGAATACGGTAGGAGTATCAACAGTTGTGTCTGAAGTAATAACTCTATCTGCCGAAGACAATGCAGACTCATATGTGACCTTTTGACCTGTTACAAAACCATGATCTGGAATAGTAATAACATTAGATAGAAGATTTACATTAGATCTTACAAAGTTTAACTTATTTCCAATAACTCTTCTAGATGCTTCATTATATGAAAGTTTAACTGATGTTGTGATGCCTGGAAAAACATCAACTTTTACAGTTTCATTTGCAACTAAGTTATGAGTTGATGCAGTAGAAACTGTTACAACATTTCTATTGATTAATCCAGACAGAGTATTAGAGTAATCAGTTTCAAGACTATGCTTGTTTCCAGATCCATAATCTTGGAAGAAAAGTAGTCCTTGAACTGTGGATCCAATACCAACAAAATCGCCAGCACCATCAGATACAATAGGATTTGTTGCTATGCCAATTATATCATCTGTAAATCTTGCCGCATAAACAACCGACTGATTTACAAGAGTAAATGTAGACAAACCTACATTGAATCCTGTTCCAAACTGAGAAGTCAAAGCAGTAGAGACTCTGATTCCATCTCCACC